CAAGCAGATCGCCGACGAGTGGAACCAAACTACGGAATTCGTGTACCCGCCCGACCCGTATGTGCCGCCCGTCACGCAGCGCATGACCGACGAAGAGATGACTGCGTACATCCAAAGCCGGCGCTACAACTGGGAGACAAAGAGGTGGAGCTAAGACCCTACCAAGAACAGGCGGCTGACTTCCTGTACGAGCACGACCGCGCCATGATCTTGGCGCCGGTCGGCGCGGGCAAGACAGCGATCACGCTGACGGCCATGCAGGACATGGTGCGGGACGGCCACGTCAGGCGCTTCCTCGTCGTCGCCCCGCTGCGCGTCGCCGCCAGCGTCTGGCCGGTCGAGGCCGCCAAGTGGGCGCCCGGCCTGCAACTGCGCGTGGCGGTCGGCGCACCTACGCAGCGCAAGGCGGCGCTCGACTACTGGTGCGAGATCGTCGTGACCAACTACGACAATCTCCAGTGGCTGGCCGGGCAAAACCTAAGCACCTTCGACGGCGTGGTGTTCGACGAACTGACGCGCCTGAAGAACCCGTCGGGCGCCAGGTTCAAGGCGCTCGCCAAGACGCTCGACTGCCCGATCCGTTGGGGCCTGACTGGCAGCTTCACCAGCAACGGGCTGGAGGACGTGTTCGGGCAGTGCAAGATCATCGACCAGACGCTCTTGGGACGCAGCAAGGGCGCGTTCCAGCAGCAGTACTTCTACCTCGTCAACAAGGACTACAACGACTGGCAGCCGCGCCCCGGCGCGCTGGAGCAGGTCATGGCCCGGATCAAGCCGGCCACCTTCGTGCTGGAGCCAGGCGAGTACAAGGACAAGCTGCCGCCGCTGCACACGGTCGAGGTGCGGCTGGACCTGCCCGACCGCAAGCCGTACGAGGACATGAAGAAGGACTTCGTGACGCGCTTCCCGGACGCGACTGCGGTGGCAATCAACGCCGCCGTGGTGACGCAAAAGCTGTCGCAGATGGCCGCAGGGTTCGTCTACACGCCAGAGCCGGTCTGGTTCAGCAGCCACAAGTTCGACCGGCTTGAAGAGCTGCTGGCCGAGAACCAGCAGGCCAACACGATTGTCTTTTACAACTTTGTCGAGGAACTACATGAACTCCAACGCCGCTTTCTTTACGCCCGAACGGTTGACAGCATTGATGACTGGAACGCCGGACGAGTACGCCTTCTATGCCTGCACCCGCGATCCGCCGGGCACGGACTCAACCTTCAGCACGGCGGCCACCACATCGTCTGGCTCAGCCTGCCCTGGAGCCTTGAGCTGTTCGAGCAGGCCAACGGGCGCCTGCACCGATCAGGGCAGCGCCACGACGTCTGGTGCTACGTCATGATCGCCAACCAGACGGTGGACGAGAAGATATGGGCCGCGCTGCACAGCAAGCAGGCGGTCAGTGACATTGCAATGGAAAGTCTGAAATGAGTTATATCATCGCGGCGTTGCCGCCCCTGAAGTGCTTCGTGCGCCGGGAGTACCTGTACAACTTCACCAAGGGGCATGGCGAGTTGGAGCCCGCTATCTGGGTGAGCATCAAGGCGCTGCGCGGCCAGGTATTCCGCATCGAGTCGCTGCTACCAAACTACGGCGCGCTGTACGACAAGCTGCCGATCAGCGCCTACGTCTGGAAAGAAGACCACGGCGACTTGCCCATCGACACGCTGCAACTGTGGGACTGCATGGGCTACCGTTTTACCGTGTGCGAGAAGATCGGCTTGCGTAACCTTGGCGTGAAGTTCTTGGGCAAGGACAAGCAGTGGAACCACGGGCACTACTTGTTTACAGTGGACTTCTGCGCCGACGGCCAAGACCTTGACACGGGCTTTACCGAGCAAGCAGAGGAGCACAAGTCGTTCAACTTTATTCGCCTTGAGAACGGCCAGTTTGCTACGCAGCCCAACAACCGCTGCCTTTGGTACGACCAGTCGCTGATTCCTGCTGAAGTTAAGCCCCCCGACTTCCAAGCAGCCAAGACCTTTTGGACGGTGGACGGCACACGCAAGTGGTCTGCTGGCGACGACTGGTTTTACAACATTGAGGAGAAAACATGAACACCCTGAAAGACCGTATTCGCTCGACGAAGGCGCAGTTCCGCATCGCCGTCAAGCAGTACAACCAAGCGCAGCGCCTGATGGAGCGGCTAAAGAAATCACTTGAACAACTGGAGAAAAAAGATGAACTGGCGCGAGCTAAACAAAAAGCTAAACATGCTGACCGAGGGTGAGGTGCTGGCGCTGCTTGAGATTGAACGCCAAGGCGCCAAGCGCGTGACGTTTTTGGAGCGCCTGCACCAGCGGTACACCATGCTGCGTGCGGCGCGCGAACGAGTGGAACTACTAAAGGAGGCAATTAAATGAAAGCCCGTATCCTAGACCCCAACTTTAAATATGTGCCGGCAGCGGCGACAGACATCAAAGAAACTTGGCGAAAATTTGGATGGAGACCACTCAGTGAAATGCCCGACATGCGGAGCTTGGACGGAAGTGAAAGAAACACGCCAGAAGAACGGCTACATACAGAGATCAAGGGTATGCGGCAATGAGCACAAGTTCACCACAGAAGAGCGCGTCGTCCCCACCAAGCCGCACGGAGGGGCCAGACTTCGCAAGCTGGAGCCCAATGGTGCTGACGAAGTTCGCGCAAGACTCCTACGCAAAGATGCGTGAGCAGGAGGACCAGCTAGAGCAGTTGCGCCAAGACCTCAAGACGGCGCTGGAGGCTTACCGGGCCTTGTTGCGGCTGTAGAACAGCGTCCGATCGCCGAACAGGTAAAAGCCCACAGCCGCAGCGAAGTTGTCCACAGCGTCGCTCGGCTGGCCCGACAGCTTGAGCGAGGCCCAGGTGCCCAGCACAATCATCGCTACAGTGGGCCGCATGAGGCGCACAGCGGCCTCGACCCACGGGTACGAGGGATTGGCCCCACCGGCCTCGTTCATCGCCTTGAACATGTCCAGATCGAACTGGCGCATCTTGACGTACTCTTCGACGTTGACAGGCTTGTAGCCGTCGGTCTGGATGAAGCGCCCGATGAGCGACTTACCCAAGTCAACGGCCAGAGGGCCGAGGGCGGCGAGGATGGTCAGCGGGTCCATGTCACACCTCCAGCAGGTCGCAGATGCGGTTGGCCCAGCCTCGGCTGAACGCCGGCCAGTTGGGCAGCTTGGCCATGAAGCGCAGGCGCTGGGCGAGGATGCGCCGGCGCAGCCCCTCGGAGTGCAGCGTACTGGCCGCGCGGATGGTGATGGGGCCGATCACGCCGTCGTCCTTGACGCCGCAGGCCCGCTGGAGCCACTTGGACGATTGAGCCACGCCTGAGTTGACGGCGCCGTCGAAGACGATGTAGCGCACGTCTGGGGGCAGCGACTCGGCCTGCACGGCGTCCCAGTACCGCTCCTTGTAGATGCGCTGCGCCAGCTCTAGTGGCAGCTCGCGCATGTCGCCACGGTAGCCGACCTCGCGGGCCACGGCTTCGGTGACGCCGTAGCGGGTCTTGCCTCCAGGGTCGGCGGCGTGATCACTGTAACCACCCTCATGCTTGAGCAGCTTGTCGAAGGCGGTTAGGAAGTTCACTTGTCAGCCTTGTTCTCAAGCCGGTCGAAGATTTTTCCGAGCATCTCTCGTATGTCCCTGAGATCGGATCGGTAGTCGTCGCGGCCAACGTAGTGCGACGGCATCTGACGCACGTCAGCGTCAAGCCGGTCGATGGCCTGGTAGATGCGGTTGAGTGTCCAGCCCCCGAAGAATCCTGCGACGGCCACGGCGATGTTGAAGAGAATTTGGTAGTCCATGACCGTTAATTTGACCAAACGTTTGCGCGAAGTTCAAGACGAGTGACAAGATTTTGCAGTTAGGGCGCGAGGTTGTTCTGATTGTCGGGGGCCAAGGCGTTGCGCTTAGCAGCGCGGGTTTTTGGCCCCTGCTGTTTGCCCGACACGTCAGGGCGCGGCGCGCGCATACTTTCATCCAGCATGTCAGCCAAGTCCATCATTCGCGCGCGGTCTTCTTTGATTTTGGCTAATTCTTTTTGCTTGGCTTCAATATCCCGCGCCAACAATCTCAAGTTGTTGCGGTTAGCAAGTTGTTCGGTCAAAAGCGCGTCGCGTCGCGCCAAAGCCTCGGCTTTTTCCCGAGCATTGGCAACGGCTTTATCCGTCCAATTTCGGTCGGCCATGCGCGCGGCGACGGCTTCGTCGCTAAGCGCCTTCATGCCAGGCACCACCTCAGCCAGATCAGCTTTGGCTTTGTTCCATGCAATACGCTCTTCAGCAGTCAGGTCAAAGGCGCGGGATACGCCGCGCTCAAACGTAGTCTCACCTTCTTTTTTGATGATGCGTGTATACGGTTGAGCGCCGGTCTTGGGCGCTATTGTCATGGTCCGGTATGACGTGCTTGGCTGCTCGATCACTTGGCCGGACAGCTTTTGTACCGCCGACGATAGCGCCGTGGGCGCGCCAACAATGTTTGCTTGGCCGACCGTTGTCTCAGGCACCAGATTACCGGCAGCGTCAAACACTAGCGGCGTACCTTGCCCGGCTGGCTTGCGCTCAGCGGCTTCGCGGAATCCTTGTGCCAATTCAGCGCGCTTCTGCGCTTCGTATGTTTGACGCGGTATCTCATTTGGCAGACCGCGCTGCGCGAACGGCGTAGGCACCGCCCCGAACCCAGGCTGCGGCGGCATAGTAAACCCAGGCTGCGGCTCGTTCGCCATGTAGATCGGCACGCCGTTTTCATCGTAACTGACCACGCGCAGCCTAGATGTTTCGCCCGCGCCTCCAGGCCCAACAACCTCCGGCTGATACGGCGCAAGCATCCGGTTTTGCGGAATGGTTGGCCCAAGCGGTGGTTGCGGCACAGGAATCCGCATATCCCGGACGTTTAGCCCTGCTTGGTAGCTGGGAGACGCAAGCCTATTCGCGGCGTATTTGCCGCCAAGATAGCCCAGCACTGCCGCGCCGGTGCCCGCTGCAAGACCCGTCTGCCAATCAGCCCCCAGCATAGCTGCGGTCAAGCCGCCCGCAGTGCCTGTAGGGCCGCCGCGAGTAATCATTCGCTCCCTAAAGCTAGGCGCCTCGACTGTGGTGGTAAACGCGCTAGGGTAGTTGCCAGCTACGCGGCCAAGCGCCGCGATGTCGCCCGTCAGTGCGTTGTCCTTTGCTGTGATGCCGGCAAGTTTGTTGATGTCTATCAGGCCAGTGTTGAAGTCGGTAGCCGCTTCATATCCGTAGATGCGCGCCATCTTTTGGCGTGCTTCTCTCCATTGGCCCAAAAGTCTAGGGTTAGAAATGCTGGAGTCCAGCATAGATTCCAACTGTGTGGCAATTGCTAGTTGCGTGTTAGCCAAGTCAATTTGAGCTGGCGTAGCACTAGGGCTTTTGTGAATTTTTTGCGCGTCCTTACGCAAGCTGCTGATGTTGTCCAACAACTGCGAGCCGCTTAAACCGCCTTGCGTTTTAGCCAGAGCGTCATCGATCAAGGTGTTGGCGGCTGCGGCTTCGGATTGCTTTCCGATCAACGCTTGGTTTGGCCGCAACCCTTCCAACCCGGCGACAACAAACTGATCCGCTTGCTGAACAGGCAATTTTTTAACTTCTTCATACGGCCCGGCAACTTTGGCCCTAGCAGAATCAAACGCCGCCGGCCCGTTCAACTGCGCGATAGGCGGCAGCCCCATTTCATTTCGGCCGACTTGTTGAACGCGGGGGATGTTCGTCGTTGCAATATTCCGCAAGCCTTCTTCACCGGCAGCCATAGCCATCGCCCGCGTGCCAGGTGATGACTTGATGTCAACTGGGTTGAGCGCCAACCCCAATCTTTTTGCGTCCTTAGCCGCTTCAATTTGCGGCCCTCTTTGGTAGTCTTCCAACGACAGCCGTTCGCGCCGCGCTTGAAGTTGAGGTTGAAACGGCGCAGTGACGCCGGCCTTGATGTCTTGAATTACCGGCGCGGTGACAGCTTTAACTTCTCGGGCGACAGGCGCAACAACTTTGGGTACTGCGATAGCCGTCGTGCCGATGATGTTCTCCACGTCGGAAACCGGCACACCCGTTCGCTCAGAAATCCACTTCGCGCCTTTTTGGACGTTCTGGCCGATGAAATCTACAATCTGGCGCCCGGCCTCGGCTTGGTATTCGGGCGTGTTAGCGACGCCAAACGCCTTGCCAAATGGCTGATCCACGGCGCGAACCATTGCCTGAGTGGTTGCTTGCGCCTCTTCTGGTGTGCGGCCAATACGAGCCAACGGGTAGCCAACTTGCTGTACAACCGCAGGTATCACGCCGCCAATCGTAACGTCGGCCAAAGACGCCGCACCGCGCCCAAACCGCGCCAAGAGGCCGGGCGGCTGGCGCGGGCCGGGGATGCCCGATGGAGGCGCAACAACGCCGCCGTATTGTTTTGCAAGTGCTTCGTAATCTACCGGCGGCTGCGTTACGACGCCGCCATACTGTTTTGCAAGTGCTTCGTAGTCCATTACAACCCCGCAGCTTTTCTGTAACTAGCCGCCGCTTCAGCATTAGGAAACGTCATAACACTTCCGTTGGGCAGTGTAACGGTGTTTCCGGCGCTTGTTGCGGGCGCCCGTGACGGCGCACTAGCAGGAATTTGCGCGGCAGATTCACCGGGCAAAGGCGCGCGCGGCGTAATCCTAATCTGCGGGCGATACGGAAATTTGACGCCCCGCGTTTCTGCGTCCGTTACCTCTTGGTTGTACAAGTCAACTTTTGTGCGAATACTGTCGCCGAAAGCATCAAGCACTCTAGGCAAAGCCGACGGGTCTGTGCCAATGCTGCCCAAGGCTTGTTGCAGCGCGTCCTGCTGCGTTTTAGTCGGTTGAGAATCCAGCTTTTTAAGGTTGTCCAAAATACCAAAGAACAACCTTGAACGCAATTCTTCAGCATCTGTAACACCCGTAGTGTTGATGGAAGTTCCAAGCCGGTTGTTAAGAAAACTTGCGGCAGCCAGAAGCGGTTGGCCCCCAGGCCCCATAAACCCTTGCGCTCCAGGTATGAGCTTCTTGGCCTTTTCAATGTTGTCAAGCGTAGGCTGCGCGTTTTTTAACGCGTTAAAAGTTGCCCTAGATTCAGCCATAAATTCCGACTGAGCCTTTTCGCTAGCCGGCACATATGCGTTTACTCTGACATCAACAGGCGCTGTGACGGTGCTGGTTGCTCTGTTCACCGCGCCTGTGTACGGGACTCGAACTTGTTTACCAGATGCGTCTACACCAATCTTAAATTGCGCGTCTGTGTTTTTATCAACATAAACCGGCGTGTCAGTTCCTTTGGCAACACCAATTATTTCAACTCTCGGCGTAGTCGGCGCTGCCGGCGCTGTAGCAATCACATTGCCGCTAGCGTCGTACACAACTGAACCTGGCGAAGCAGTGATTCTCTTAGACATCAGCGCAATGTCTGCGTCCAAAGACTTAGCGGCTTGCAGGGCGCGAGGAGTTCCAAGCGCAATAAGCTGATCTCGCCTAATTCGAAGCGCCGCAACAGGGTCTGCCGACGGTGCAGCAGCAGTTGGTGCAGCAGCAGCGCCGCCAGCAGCCGCCAACTGATTGAGGTTTGCAGGAGGCGCGGTAGGCGCAAGAGCGTTAGTCTGAACAGCGGCGGCCGGCGCAGGCTCACTAGTAGGCTCAAAAGGCGGTAACGGTTCGGCCAAAAACGGGTTGGTCGTTGTTGGCATGCTGTAGCTAAAAACGCGCCCGGAAGCAGAGTCCATTGGGTTTACATACCGCACCAAAGGCCGGCCTGATTCAGACTCGCTTTGCAACATGCCACGCAATTCGGCTTGTGACTTGCCCTGCGCTCGACGTTGTGTAAGTGTCGGAGAACTTGCGTAAGGCATTACTTCAATGAAAGGACTTTCCGGCGTACCTTTTTCTTCAACATGCGACCGCATGTCAAAATCAGTGCTTTTAACAGGCTCAGCCGCCGCCGGCGCTGCGCCAGTAAGCGCCCCCGCCGCAGACGTTGGTGCAGTTGCAGCAGCGCCGCCAGTTGCAGGGCGAGCGCCGCCACCCATGATCCTTGCGAAAGCGTCTAGCTCATCTAAGTCTTTTTCTAGCGTCAAGCCAAACTGCATAAACTCTGGGACGCCCGACTGCACATACGCTCTTGCGATTTCACGGCGGTCAGTCGGGCCGCCATTCTTTGCTGCTGCGGCTTGAATTTGGCTTATAGCTCGGTCTTTTCGGCGCAGGGCTTCCAGTTGCATGCCGGCCATTTCAGCCTGACGCTGACCACCTACAATCTGTTGGACTTGCGCGTACTCGGCCAAGGCGTTGCGCGGCTGGTACTCAACCGTCGGGCGGTACGACATCGCGATGTTGGGATTGACAAGTGCCATGATTAGTACCCCACACCCTCAAAATTGGACGGGTCGTAACGGCGGCTGTTGAGAGCCTGCTGCAACAGCGAGTTCTGCGCTTGGTTCTGGCTGTAGTTCATGTACTGGTTCAGGCCGCCGCCGATTGCGTTAGCCATGCCCATGTAGCCCGAGGCGCGAGCCTGAGCAGCAGCGCCCATAGCTTCCCCTGCACCCGAAGCGTACGCTTGCCCCGCCGCGCCTAGCGCGTTGGTCGAGGTCTGACCGACGCCGGCCAGCGATTGCAGCGGGTTAAGCCGCGCGCTGCGCTCGGCCTGGTAGCGATTAAAGGCGTTCTGGTACTCTTGCGAGCCCATCTCTTGGCCGAACCGCGTCAGCGCCTTGCCCGTAGCGCCGCCCATCAGCCCGCCCCGCGCCGCAGCGGATCGCTCCAGTGCCTTCTGGCCCTCCGACAGCCTGAATGCGTAGCCAGGATCGGCCTGAAATGCATTCATGCTAAACGGCGTGTAGTCAGCCGCCGCCTCCAGCTTGCCCAACGCCCGGACGCCTGCCTCGCGGAACGGGGCTTGCAGCTCTACCTGCCGCTCAAACTGCTGCCGTTGCAGTTCAGCAGCGCGGTCAGCAGCGGCGGCTTGTGTGCTGGCGGCCCTGCGGGCGGAGCTGCCTCCAAGCAAAGAACTGCCAATAATCGCGGCGGGGATCATCCATGCGGCCATGTCAGGCTCCTTAAGTCACTTCGCGTCCACTGACGCGCATGTTGATGGCGCTGGCAGTTCCAGCAATTGTACTGATGAAGTCGCCGATGCCAAGCACCTGGCCCACCAGTTCGGGGAAGGTGTACACCTCGGACGGCTGAAGCGTCTTAGTCTTGGTGATCAAGTTCTGATTGCCGGCCGAGCCAGCGGCCGTGACGAGGTTGACGCTGATCGTCGCGGCGGTGGCGCTGTAGTTCGTCGCCGTGAATTTGTCGATGATCGTCGTCACGCCAGTCGCGGTGTACTGGGTGGTTTGAGTGTTCTCGACCGTCTTGGCCGGAACGAGGACTTTGACTGAAACGGTCATGGCTAGACTCCCTGTAGTGTCGGCACAGAGGCTATCGACACAGTTAATATGACTGACGGCGTGGCCGGGCGAACTGGTCCAGTTTGTGCAGCAATGTACTGAATTGTAGTGGAGGTGTCAGTAGTTGCCCACATCAACTCGATGTATTCGTCTGCGGCTAAATCAACAAACAAGTTCAGCGCGCCGATTAAGTGCCCATCTATGCTGCCGTGCCGATTGGGCACGGAAAACTGGCTGTTAGTGTCAGGCACATCCACGCCGTTTTTACGCATCCAAATATTGGTGTCGTGGATGTTGCTGTCGGTGTTTACAAATTGAACGCTGAACTGAATGTTGTACGTCCCGGCAATCTCACACCTGACCTTGGACTTGCAGGTGCCGGTGATGGTCGTAGACGCTACGGTCTGCGACACGCTGACCTGATAGGTGCCGGTGCTGCCGTCTGTGCCAGTCAACTGAGACACGATGCGAGTTCCAGCCGTAACGCCAGTGCCCGTGATTGTCATGCCAGGATAGATGGGCCCGGATGTGATCGCTGTCACCGTCATGGTGGTCGTGGCAATCGACGCAGTAAACACGGCTGTGCGGTCTTCTATCGTGACGTTTTTGCTGAACTGCGTGGTGTCGTACAGCAGCGGGTACGCCGTAGTTGTCGAGCCGTCAGGCTGGTTGGCCGTGCTATAAAAGGAGCCGTATACAAACTGCGGAATCTGCGGCGTGGTAATCGGCGCAGACTGAAGCGCGTCGATCTGCTTTTGCATCTCGGCTATCTGCGACACCAAAGCCGAGCAGCAATCTGCCAACGCTTCTGCTTGGATTTGCTTAGTCAACTCATCGCTCAAATCAGCCGCAGGCGGCAGCGTCTGCAACTCTTGCCGCACGGCGTCGAGCGAAGCCTCAAGAGACGCAATCGTTGACTCGGCGCTGAACGTAAGCCCCGAGTCGTCAATGATCGCTGCGGCCGCGTTGTTGAGCGACAGGAAGAACAAATACCAAGCCCTGTCGATCAACCCCGTGCGGGGGTCGATCAACGGCACCCGTGGCGGGGTGATTGGCGTCGGCGTCGCGTTAGGGCTAGGCATTCGTTGGACTCAGAATCAACTCTGCGCCCATGATGCTGATCTTGACCGGATCGGTGCCCGATAGCTCATAAACGCGGTCGCGCAGCTTCAGGGTCATGCCCATGCGCCGCCAGAACACCCGGCGGTAGTATTCGCCGATCTTGCCGATCTGCGCCCAGTGCTCGTTGCCCCATGTGTGGCCGCCGTCGTCCGACCAGCGCAGCATGACCTCGGGGTTGCTGCCTTGGCCCAAATTAAGGCCAGTACCGGCCTCAATGTCCAATTGCAGGCTGTGCTGCGCGGTGCGCTTGAGGTTGTTTTGGCCGGTGGGTAGCGCCCGCCACGACCGCAGCCACTTTTGAATCTGGCCGTTGTCCGAGTAGTCGTCCAGATCGAAGGCGTAGATGTTGCCGTTCTCGTAGTCGCCGACGACCACCTTGTTGTTGAACGCCATCTGGCAGTTGCTGCGGTGCCGGGTGAACTCGCCGTTGCTCCAGCCAGCCCGCTCGTGCCAGGCTTGGGTGGCGGCGTCGTAGACCCAGGTCGTGTTGGCGCTCGGGAAGATCAGCACATAAAAGCTGTGGCCGTCTTGCTGGTAGGTGTACGCGATGGCGTCCGACAAATCGCTGTACTGCTGAATCTGCCACTCGACGGCGTGGGTGCTGATGCGCTGGCCGGTGTAGCCGTTGGCCCGGTAGACCATGCCTTGGCCCCGGCGGTCACGCCCAAGCCAGAACAAGGCGTTGTCCATCTTGGCAACCGAAAACGGGGCCGCGCAGCCCAGCTCGTTAAACGCGCCTTGGATGCGCTGGAGCGGGAAGTCGGTCGCGCCGGAGTCGTACCAAACCTCAATCGAGTTGGTGCCAAAGGCCCAGATTTCGCGGAAATTAGACGCCACGGCAACCAGCCCGTCAGGCGAGCCCTCGGTGCTGGCAAACTCCAGCGGGTCAATCGACGTGCCGTCCAGCAGCGCCGTGATCCACATCTTTTGGCTGTTGGGCTCGTTGAAGACGAAGTAGCCGTCGAGATACGCCACGGTCACGGCGCCGGGAAAATCCGGGTCGGTGATCTGCCCAAAAGCGTTGGTCGTGTTGTTGTAGATGTAGCTCGGGCCGTTGGCCGCGATGAAAAGCTGCGTGCCGTTGTCGGCCATGCTGACTGGGCCGGTGCCTGCCACGGTGCCCAACAACGTCGGCGCGTAGCTGTTGTTGATCTTGTAGAGTTGCGTGCCCGACACCACGAAGCCTGTGCCGTCTTGCGGCGAGAAGGCCCACAGGCCCCGAATCGGGCCAGTGCCAATCGAGTTAAGCAGCTTCAGTCCCGGAGCACGGTTTAGAAACGCCGGCTCCTTGCCCGCCTCGGGCACGATCTCGGGAAACAGGTTGACCATGCGGGCATCCGCAGCGTTGACGCTGCGAGCCACATAGGTCGAACCAAGGATCGGCGTTTTCATCAGTAGTTACCGGCGTAGATGTTGTACCGCTGCCGCGTGGCAATCAGCGAGTACGGCATCGACATCACATCGTCCGGGTTGTTGATGCGCTTGAGGTTGCGCTTGCTGTACATCGCAATGCGCTGCACCTGGGGGCTTGGTTCGATGCCAAACTCCGGCGCGATCTCGCAGGCCAAGTTGTAGGTAAACGCCCGCAGATAGCCTGGCGGGAACAGAATCTGGGTGGACAGATTGGCCGGCTGCGTCAGCTCTTGGACGCTGATGAAGTGGAACTCCAGCAGCCGCGTCGGGCGCGGGTAGATGAAGATGTCAAAGTCCGGGTAGGTGTTGTTGACGAACATCACCTGCGGGTACGTCGAGGTCACGGTCTTGACCGCGATGCCATCGTACTGCTGCTGGTTGATCAGCTTAATGCCGTACGACACGCCAGTGCCGGGGTCTTTGAAGTAGGTGGCGTCGTCCACCAGAATCGGGCGTACAGCAGTGCCATTGAGCCGCACCAGCGAGCCGCTGGGGCCAAGGGTTGCGTTGATTAAGCCAACCGGCCAATTGCAAATCTGGTCAATGGTGGCAAAAACAGCCAACCGCTCGGTGTTCCACGAGTCGATCATCTGATTTAGCGCCATCAAAGAATCTTGGGACACCGAAGCAGACGAGGTTTCGCCCTCGGCTAGAACGCCTAGCAGCCGCAACGCCCGGTTAATCTGTTCGCCTGCGGTGTAGGTCGTCATGCTATTCCTCTTCGTCCTTCTTGCGCCGCCCGCGCCGCACAACCAGTTCTGGCTCCGGCGCAGTTTCCACAATTTCCGGATTGTATCTTGACCAGCCGTTTTGGACATCCAAATCGGCTTCCAAGTCTATCGTAGCGACTTTGGCCCCGTGGATGGGGTGTGTGAGATAAATTACGGGCATTGCTCCTCCGGGGGTGTTGGCTCATCCAGTTTACGAACAAGCAGTTGGTAAGCATTCAAGACCGCTTGAGCCTGAGTCAGGAAGGTTTGCGCCTTCCCAACCTCTTGCTCAAGCGATTGAATTTCCCCGACGAGGAACTCTTTGGTGATCACCATTAGGCAACCGTGCTGACCATGATGTAGTAGGTCGTGCCGCCGCTAACCACCGGGATGGTATGCGTGACGACAGGCGACCCCACCTTGGCACGGAACACGCCGGTTGCGCTGACCGCAGGCATCAGGGCAAAGTTGCCCACCTCGCCCGTGCCGCTATTGGTCACGCGCAGGAAGGACGCATTGCTCCAAGTGCCGCCAGAGGCAAAGTCAGAGTCCAGTTGCAAAGCCGCCAAAGTGCCGCCTGGGTTGGTGGAAGTGCCACCAATGGTTGCACGAATGGCGTTGGCTGCGCCGCTGATGGTGCCGCCAGTGTTGACGGCTGTGCTGATGTGTGCGCCGTTGATTGTGCCGCCTGTAGCGCCGTTAGCGCCAGTCACGCGGGTCAAGAAACGAGCAGTTTCACCAGAGCCAGTCGAAGTAAAGGTTAGCCGGTTGAAGTTAAGGCGAGTGTCACCCGACGTTGCCGAAGTGGTGGCATACGCGCCATTCAATACGCCTGAGGTATTGATTTCAATTGGTGCATTAGAAGTACCAACTTGGAACGAATCCAGTTGGGGGTCGGCATACGCGACGCCGATAGGCTTGTTATTTGCCATGATCAAAATCCTTTATTGATTCCAAAAGGGGAAAAACGGGGGCCGAAGCCCCCATTAGGTTTACGCAGTGCGGTACAAGGTCCAGGTCGTGTCGCTGGTCTTACGAGCGACAAACGAGGCCGAAGTGCCGTCATTGATGGTCAGCGAGCCGACAATCGTCCAGCCGGTGCCAGTGCCAGCGGCCATGGTGATGTCACCAGTCGAAGTGCCGATGTTGATCACCACCCAGTTAAAGGTGCTGCCAACTTTAGCACTGGAGACCAGATCGTTCACACCAGTAACGCCACCTGCTGTGACCACGAGGGGCATCGTGTAGATCGTGCCGGTAGTACCGGGGTTAGCAACCAGAATACCGCCGGTTACTTCAGCAGCGGTCAGAGTGACGGCGGTTACGCCAGTTTCAGTAGTAGGGGCGGGCAAGTAGCCGATGACGGGTTCGTTGAGGTTGCCGTCGCCGACTTGATAGCCGCCTGCGCCATTAGGAAGAGCCATGATAAATTCCTTTCAAAATAAATGTGTAGAAGGGGGCCGGAGCCCCCGTTCAATCAACCCCAGAGGCGAACGCCCATCTGGGGACGGATGGTGTTGTAGCCATACAGCACGTCAATACGGCAAGGCATACGGTCATTGTTGATGTCGTACTGGCGCACGACACGCAGGCTGATGCCGTTATGGACCGCGCGGGCGGCCATGTCCACACCTTGCGGCAGGAGCAGGTCGGCGGTGGCGAAGGTGATCGCATCCTTGTGGTACACCAAGTTCTGAGCGTACTGGCTGGAAGCAGCACCCACGAACACGACGGCCTTGCCGGTTTGCGGCAGAACGTCAACGGTAGCCAGCGCGTGGTTGGCCGAGTACATCGGAGCCACGGTAATGGTGCCGGCGCCAGAGCCGTTCAGGGTCACGTCAGCAGCAGCGACGAACTGGAACAGCGAACCAGTGGACTCACGGGTTTGCGGGTTCACAGCAAAGCAGTCAGCCACGGTAAACACGTCGCCAATCTTGACGGTAGCGCTTGCGCCAGCGCCGGTGATGGCGATGGTGGTGGCGCCTTCAGCGGTCACAGCAGCAGAGGTCGAGCCGCCGGTAGCGGTGCGCGAGCCGGTGGTGAACTGCTTGATCGACTGAGACATGTTAATCTCGTCAAAGCCCAGCACGCCCATGCCCATCATGCCGTTCTTAAACTGCTTGCTGATGGTGTCGGTGGGGTTGAACAGACCTTTCATGCCTTCGACCAAACCAGCGTTGGCCGCTGGGTTGACGGTGGCGTAGCGAGGCGACATCACAGCGGCGTTCTCGTTGAGCTTCTGCTGGGCTTGCAGCAGAACCAGCGAGGTAGCGGGCGTGGTGCCAGGGGTGCCAACGGTGTTGCCGATTTGCTTGAATGCGTTAGCAACGTCAGCGTCGATGGACGAGGCCAACTGGCTGATACGAGGCTTGAGCACACGCTCTGCAAAGTCGTCCAACTGCATGGTCAGTTCGGCAGACGTGAAGTTCACGCCGATGTGCTTCTGCGAAGACACAGTCAGGGTGGTGAACTGCTCGTTGTCGTCCTGCACTTGCAGGGCGGCGCCGTCGGTGACCAGAGCGCGGTCAGGCAGACGGATACGCAGGGTCGAACCAATCTTGGCACCTTCAACAGCAAAGCTGTCATCGTACTGACGGTTCACGTTACGGGTGAGCACGAGGTTGTTTTCCAAGA